ACATTGAGAATCTAATGGCGGTCTGCCGCCCTTGCCACATCAAGTATGGTGATTACCCAGAACACAAAGAGATGTTACAAACCATTCATAATAAACTACTATGACCTTTAAAGTAAAAGCAAGAGCAAAGGAGTTTCTATTTGATACTATAGAAGCAGCAAGAAGCTGCCGAGATAGACTCCTTGATATGGGCTACCAAGAGATAGCCATCATCGTACAAGAGGAAGACATTGACCCACGATAGATGTACCAAAGTGGTACATAAATAACACCAAAGAGAAATGAAAGACATCATAGCATTGTGTAACCGAGACAAAGAAGATTATGGTATTGAGAACGATTAAGAGCAGTCTCCGCAAGAGACGCCACATAAAAACTACCCAAGCATACTTAGAGATGTTAATGATAGACAATGTCAACCTAAGTATCCAAGCAAGTAGATTCGGGTGGAGTGATGAAATCCAAAACCAACTGACCAACTCCGCACTACTCATCCGCAAGTACCAAAGACGAATTAGATTACTCAAGTTTTGATAGAGATAACCATTACACCTCAACTCCTACAAGAAGCCAAAGACCGATTTGACTTTGGTGAACTCAATGGATCAATAACCAAAGGTGAGGGTAACCTCGCTGGAGCATTAGGTGAAGTAGCCTCTATCCACTACCTTAAATCTAAAGGCTACCGAGTAGAAGACACCAGTACCTACGATTACGACTTCATAGTAAACGGAAGCAAGGTAGATGTAAAGACCAAGAGAGTAAGCGTTCCACCCCAACCACATTATAGGGTAGCGGTATCCGCTTGGAACACTAAGCAGCAATGCGACTACTACTTCTTTGCCTACTCGCTATACGACAATAGCAAAGTGTATCTATCTGGATACTATCAAAAGACCGCCTTCTTCCAAGAGGCGATATTCAAAAAGAAAGGAGAAAGAGATGAAGGCGAAAACAAAGACTTCCGTTTCTCTTATGATTGCTATATATTAGACAACAATAAAACAAAACAATTCAAATGAGCGAATCTGGCAAGAGTGCTAATGTACTCATCAATAGAAACAACCTCAACAACCTATTTGAACTATTGGTACAAGTCCACCTTCGTGGACAACTATCAAGAGATGAACAAGCATTCCTAAAGAACTTCATAGAACTACCAGATGCTCCTACAAGAGAGAATAGAGCAATGCGTAGAGCCAACACTCAAACGATTAAGAAACTCTTTAGAGAAGAGGCAAAGCGTAAAAGAGATGAGCGATAAAGAAATCTGGAAAGACATAGATGGATACGAAGGATACTATCAAGTATCTAATATGGGTAGGGTAAGGTCAGTAGACAGAGTAGTTGAGCATAACAAAGGTGGGTACTGCCAGTTAAAAGGAAGGTTACTAAAATTGTATACTACTAAAAAAGGCTATGATAGGGTGAATCTAAATAAAAATGGTAAGATTAAATTTTTTTTAGTACATAGACTGGTAACCCAAGCCTTTATACCAAACCCAGAAAGCAAACCTCAAGTGAATCACATTGATGGAGTGAAGACAAACAATAATGTTTCAAATTTAGAATGGTGTACTCCTTCAGAAAATATAAAACACTCTTTTGAATCTGGATTGAATAATAATAAGGGAGAAAGACATCATAAATCAAAGTTGAAAAAAGCAGATGTATTAGAGATTAGACACAGATATAGTGAAGGCGATAGAACCATAAGTAAATTAGCGAAAGAGTATTCGGTAGATTTTAATGTAGTATACCGTATTGTAAACAACCTTGGTTGGAAGCACATATAAACGAAGAGAAGAAAAGTAGGTTAACATTGTAAACAACAACGATTAACAATGCCGTTTAAAGAAGGACAAAGTGGGAATCCCAATGGCAGACCTAAAGGTTCTGCTAACAAAACCACCAACACCATTAGAGAAGCATTCACCAAGCTCGTAGAGGATAACTTGGAGAATATGACCAAGTGGTTAGAGACAGTAGCAGACCAGAACCCAGAGAAGGCTCTAACGATTATCAACCAAATGGCGGAGTACACTACTCCGAAACTTGCAAGAGTTGAGAACAAGATAGAGACCGATGAAGAGATTAACCAAGTCAAGATAGAGATTGTCAAGCGTAGCAATACAAACGAGTGAGATATTTGAGAAGAACTGGGAAGCCCCTACAAAGATTGTAATCAATCAAGGGGGTACTCGTTCTGGTAAGACTTACTCACTACTTCAACTCATTATTGTGAAGGCTTTATCCGAAAGGGGTAAGGTCTTTACTATTGTGCGTAAATCTCTACCCTCCCTCAAGATGACGGCAATGAGGGACTTTATGGAGATACTAACTAATATGCACCTATATAATGAGAAAGACCACAACAAGTCCGAACACATCTACCGACTCAACGGTAACATCATTGAGTTCGTATCCCTTGATCAACCCCAGAAGAAAAGGGGAGCAAGAAGGGACTACCTCTTCTGCAATGAAGCAAACGAACTTACTTGGGAAGACTTCTTCCAACTCCTCGTTCGTACCACGAACAAGATATACATTGACTACAACCCTTCCGATGATTTCCATTGGATTTACGACAAGCTCCTTACAAGAGACGATGTTACCTTTATCAAGTCTACTTATCTTGACAATCCTTTTCTGGACAATAGTATTGTATCGGAGATTGAGAGACTCAAGGATACTGACGAAGATTACTGGCGCATATACGGACTGGGTGAAAGGGGTCAAAGCAAGGCAACGATTTTTACATTTGTGGAAGAGGAAATACCCGAATCGGCTAAATTCCTCTCGTATGGTATGGACTTTGGTTTCACGAATGACCCCACTACTCTCGTGGCGGTGTATGGTGATGACCATAATCTTTATGCAAAGGAACTTCTTTACGAAACGAACCTCACGAACCGAGACATCTCGGAGAAGATGAAAGCACTTGGGGTAGATCGCAGAGCCGAGATATTTGCTGATAGTGCAGAACCTAAATCCATAGAGGAACTATATCGTATGGGTTGGAACATCAAACCCACTAAGAAAGGTGCTGATAGTATCAACGCTGGTATAGATGTGCTGAAGAGATACAAGTTGCACATTAGTGGTGCTAACTTTGTCAAGGAGATGAGAAACTACAAGTGGGTAGAAGACAAGAATGGTAAGTTACTCAACAAACCTATAGATGCTTTTAACCACGCCATAGATGCGTTTAGATACGCTACATACAATAAACTCACAAGACCGAATTATGGGCGATACGCAGTTAGGTAGAGAAGTCAAGGTTATCCTACCAGAGAGTGCAAGGGAACTCACAGTAGAGCAGTACCAAAAGTTCCTAAAGGTAGAGGGTGACCAAACCTTCACAATGCTCAAGGCATTGGAGATATTTGCAAACATCCCACTCAAGGTTGCTCACGCAATGAGAGCAGACGATGTTCTCGCTATCGCTAACGACATTTTAACGATGGTAGGTACATCGCATCCACTTACAAGGAGATTGTCCTTTAGAGGGCAAGAATATGGCTTTGTACCCAACCTTGAAGATATATCCTTTGGGGAGTACATAGACTTGGATACCTACCTCTCCGATATGGAGATGTTGCATAAGACTGTTGGGGTCTTGTACAGACCCATTACTAACGCCAAAGGTGAGTATTACGAGATAGAGGAATACAAGGGTACGGATGGTTATAGCGACTTCCCTTTAGATGTAGCATTAGGTGCTACGCTTTTTTTTTATCGTTTAAGCAACAGATTATTGAAGAATACCCCGACCTCTTCGGAGGTGGTATTGAAGGAGACTTATCCCCCTCTGCCAACTTTAGTAGGAAGTGGGGATGGTACGCAAGTGTAGACCATCTGGCTGGTGGTGATGTTGCAAGATACGATACGATAACTACGCTACCCCTATCTCAATGTCTTACTAAGTTAGTCTACGACAAAGAGAAGAACGATGCAGAGCGTAGGTTAATGAAGTTATCTTAAACACCTTTCGCTCATAGAGGTTAACTTATCATAAGAGACTACTATGAGCTTTTACGACATCACAACAAAGATACGAGAACACCTTATTGCAAACTCTCAAGTGAATACAGTCACAGAGGGTGATATATTTGAGGTAGATCTCAACAAGCAGACTATCTTCCCCTTGTCACATATTATGATTAACAATGTGACCTTCAACGATATTGGAGTAACCTACTCTATGAGCATTCTATTTATGGATGTGGCTGATGTGAGTAAGGATGACCCAAGAGCAGAGGCAGAACCTTTCTATGGGGTAGACAACAGACAAGACATTCTAAACACTCAACTATTGGTGGCTAATGATTTAGTAAGCCACTTGAAGAGAGGCAACCTAATGCAAGACAAGTACCAACTCAATGGTACGCCCTCTTGTGAGCCTTTTGAGGATAGGTTTGAAAACTTGTTGGTAGGTTGGAATCTCACCTTGTCTATAGACATTGCTAACACAATCACAATTTGTCAGTAGTCACTAAAAATACTGAGATGGTACTCCGTCAGTTTGCGGAGCGAGTTATCAAGGCAGCGAGGCTGAATCTTGGTGCTACTCGTACTATTACCTATAACGATGGTAAGAAAAAGAGACGAAGACAAGTATCCTCTGGTAAGTTAAAGGATAGCTTAGACTACGACCTTACAACGGGTGTACACTTGCTTATGTCTTTTAAGATGGCTGACTATGGTAAGTACATTGACGAGGGGGTAGATGGTACGAAGTACAAAGTGCCTAATGGATCAAGGTTCGGGTTTGATAGTAAGCAACCCCCAAAGGGTTCTATAAGAACTTGGATGGCACAGAAGAAGGTCAAGGCACGAGACCTCAAGACCAATAGTTTTGTAAAGCAGACAGAGGCGAATCTAAATAGAGCCGCCTTCCTTATATCAAGAAGCATTAAGCAACGAGGGATTCCAAAGAGCGAGTTCTTCCAAGCACCTTTTAGAATGGAGTTTGAGAAACTCCCACAAGAAGTATTAAAAGCCGTCTCAATGGATGTAGATGAGTTTCTAAAATTCACTAAACGATGATTAACACATTACAAGGGCTATACCCAACACGCTCACCACTCTATGTTACTTGGAGCGGTACGAGCGTTACCTCTATCCAAAGCGTAGAGTTGGAGATATATATATGGACTGGAGCGAGAGCATCACGCCCAGCATCTCCACACATTACTATCAACCGCACTACGGGGTTCGGTAGCAACACTACCCACACCACAGATATATCGTCACTAATTGCTGACCAACTCAATACTACTATTGCCAAGTTGTTTAACAATAACATCTTGAGTGAGCAGAATGGTAGAGTGGCTTGGGTGCAGATAGATTACTCTACAAACTACAATAGCGGTTCTACGGATTCTGGCAGTAGCGACATCTTTCAAGTAATTGAGGGATATTCTTATTTTGATGAGGGTGCTAACTACTCATACTCTCAAACGATACTATCACCTACGAGCGACCAGAATACTTACGAGTATAATGTAGAGATGATGCCTATCTATGTAGGCGAATATGGTGAGGGGTTAGACATTATCTATTCTTACGAGGATAGAGTCCTTGCAGACGGAGGGATTATTGAGAGCCTATCGTGTGCCAACATTGGTTGGGCTACTATGCGTATCTTGTTAGACGATGGTACTAAGTATGACTATGTAGTTCCAGAGTCGGTAGTATATACTGGTGATGAGGCAGAGGATAGAATCAAGTTGTTCCCTTCGGGAGTTGCTAACCTCAAGAACTGGTTGGTAGGACAAGGCAGTAGCCTTGATGTGGTGAATAGTGATTGGTATAAGATTCAACTCTTAGACACCTTCGGAAACATCATAGACGAGCGTAAGTTCTATCCTACTTGTGAGATCAAATACGAGCCTATACAACTTGCTTACATCTCTAAGTACGGAACTTGGAACTACGCTACATTCTTTAAGCGCAGCGAGGAGACCATAGATATTACTTCACAACAATACAGAACGATTACTGGCAATGTACAAAATGGAGCGTACCGCTATGGTCTGCACAACCCTATGTACAAAAAGTACAATACCAATGGTAAGCGTAGGCTGACTATCAATAGTGGCTTTGTAGCGGAGGAGTTCA